ACCACGACTACAGCGCGCCCCCAATCGGCCGCTGGGTCGATGTCGAGGCGTCCGGCGGTGTGCTGCGGGGGACGCTCATCCCTACTCCTGTCGACAGCTACCCGCTGTCCCAGACGGTCGCGGCGCTTCTGTCAGAGGGTGTGCTCCGCACCGTGTCTGTAGGGTTTCGCCCGGGCGCGGTGATCAGTCGGGCATCTCTCGCCGCCGATGACGACCGCCGAGCTGATCGCGGGGCCGTCTACGTCTCGCCGCGACTTCTGGAGGCGAGCGTCACCCCGATGCCCATGAACCCGCGCGCGGCTCTCGCCCGCATGATCGAAGCTCAACCCGTGTCGCGCTCGGTCTCCGTGGCGCCCCGGGCCAGCGGCCTACCCTACGCGCCCGCGCCATCACCCGAGCCCACACCGGGCGACGGGTTCCCCTGGTCTTGACTTGTCCCCTTACTCATGTTCCGTGATAGAACATGAACGACGCCCATGCTGGGCACCTCACCACAACCGGAGCAAAACCATGCCCCAGACGCAAGCCGAGTGGAAGGCGTTCGCCGCCTCCACGACTGAAAAGGCCCAGCAGCTCGCCCAAAAGGTCGAAGCAGGCGCCCGCACTCACACCGAACAGAGCGAACAGATCGCACGCATGGCGGACGATCTCCGCACCGTGCGCCAGGAAGTCGCAGAGGCGACCGCCCGCAATGTCGACCCGATGGCCACCCTCGGCGGCACCGATCGCGAGCTGGTTCAGAAGTTCATCGACACCGACGGAAAGGTCTTCCTCCGCGGTCACGACTCCGACGATCCGGCGCTTTTCCGCTCCGACTCGGCCGGGCTCCTCGCCTCTCGCCCCGTCAACGATGCACACCGCAACCTGATCGAAGCTACCGAGGCGCTCTATGTGGTTGCCGTCGCTCGCCACGGTCGCGACGCATTCGACCACCGCGGCCAGGGCTACCGGGCCGATGTCATCCGCAAAGAGACCAAGGCGTGGAACAAGGTCCAGCGCGCATGGAGCCGGATGCCCGCCCCGATTCGTCGGGCATGGGACGACCAGAACGGCAGCGGCGGCGAATTCATCCCGACCCCGCTTCTCGCCTCGCCCATGTGGCAAGTCGAAGAATACGATCCCGACGGTCTGATCGGTCTCTTCGACCAGATCACGATCCCTTCTGAATCGGTCGAGCTTCCCGTCGGCACCGCGTACCCCGTCCCCTACAAGGGCGGCGGCGCTACCGGTGACAACCCGGCCGCACTTGCCAAGGCAAGCGTCGGCACCGACAAGCTCACCCTGACCGCAAACCCCATGTACACCATGGTCTTGATTCACGAAGACGCCGCGAGTGACTCCATTGTCGCCGCGTTCCCGTTCATCCGTGAAGCCATCAGCCGCAGTTTGGCGATGGGTCTCCGCCTTTGTATTCTTAACGGAGACACCGCAGCGACCCACCAAGACGACCTCGCTAACTGGAATCTAAGGGGCTATTTTGGAGCCGTAGACGCCGGAAGCATCGACTACAGGCGCACTTTCATGGGTCTCCGCGCTATCGCGCTCGACGACTCAAACGGTGTCAACCGCTCGACCCACAGCCTGTCGACGCTCTTTAGCGATATCAACGCTGTAGGCGGCCCGCGCTCGGTTCCTTCCGACATGCCGATCATCACCTCGCCAGAGGGCTACCTGTCCAACTTCGTCGGCCTGTCCGGCATTGTCAGCGCCAACGACTACGGCAACCGAGCACCAATCGCGGCCGGTGAAGTGGGCTCTATCGCAGGTCATCCGATCATCATGACCGATGCGATGCCCGCCGACCTCAACGCTTCCGGCGTTTACGATAACGCAACCAAGACGAAGACCGCGTACACCGTGCTTAACCGTCGCATGTTCCGCCGCATCGTGCGGGCCGGCGCTACCGTGTCGCTCCAGAACGACATCACAGTGGCCGGAACCTACATGCGGGCACGTCAGCGCGTCGGGTTCAAGGACATGACGAAATCCGCCGACAAGGCCGTCCGCTACGCCTACAACATGAGCAAATAGGGATCTGACATGAGCCAATCAAACGAATTCTACACGGCGCAGATTCTTTTGCCCGTAAGTGTCGCAACCGCTGGCAACGATGACGATGTGTTCTGCATCAACCGCCTCGGCGGCAAGGCACAGGTCACAGGCGTCGACTTCATCGCCAATGGGCAAGTCGTTGCGCACGACACCAACAACAAGGTTTTTACCTGTACCGTGGGCGGCGTGTCGATCGGCGCAATGACCACGAGCACAGGTGGGACCGGCACCATTGCAGACGGCGGGGTTGCATCGATCACGCTTTCGGCGGCCGGCTCCAACCTTGTTGCCGAGGGCGGCGCGGTGAAGGTCGCGATCACTATCGGCGGCTCGGGTGTCGCGGTGGCGGGTACGCTCGCCGTCACGATGCAACGGGTGCGCGCTGACTGATGGTGATCGACCGCGCCATCCGGAGCACGATTCCGGCGCCTGCTGTGCCCCCTGGGGCGCTCGCAGGTGAGGCGCGGCCTATCATCGCCCGAGTTCGCTCGGGCGCCTGTGACGCCTACCTTGCGCCGCTGCGGGCCATCGAGATCGACGGCTCGGGGCGGCGGGCTGTGCTGTCAGCAATTGACGCGCGGTCCCGTCTCCTGATCAGAGGTCTATGATGGCTCTCGCCACTGCCGCACAGGTGCGGGCGCTGTCTCCGTCGTTGTCGTCCGCCGATGACACGACGATCAACGCGCTGATCGCTCGCATTGACGCGGCTTTTGCGCGCTACTGCCTCCATCCGTCCCCCGACAGCGGGGCGCCAACGATGGAAGCGGCCACCTACACCAGCTTCCCGGGACGCTACGATCTCGGGATGGGCGACGACGCGAACGTGTGCGTCTTGCCCACACCGCCGATCCTGTCGATCACGTCGGTGCACATCGACGCCGAACAGGATTACGGGTCTGACAGCCTCCTCGCCGCGTCCGAGTACATCAAAGACGGTCGCCGGGTTGAGCTGACAGTCGACGCCGATCACACCTGGGGCCACAGCCACAGAGCAAACAAAGTGATCGTTTCCGCTGGCTACACAATCGCGGACCATCCGACGCTAACTGACGCGGCAATCGTCCAGTGCATCCACCAGATCGGCAACACGTCGACGGCCGGATCGACCTCGACACAGACCCGCGGGGGCTCTCGCTCCGTGGCTCCGCTGTCGCTTCTGCCTGAGGTCCGCGGGATGCTCGCAGACTACCGCCTTGCGGTGCCGTGATGGAGCGCTTGACGCCAGAGGAATGGGAGCGCAGGTGCGAGGAGGCCGGGCCGCGTTTGGCTCGTGTGCTCCAACGTCGCGCTACCGCTCTCGCGCTCAAAATGCAGAGCCGCGCGGTCAAGAATGCCACGAGCCGCCCGCGGTCGAGGACCGGCACACTGCGCCGGAGCATCGCCGGGCGCGTCGTCCAGGGCGGTCGCGTCGTCGCCACGGTCGACAACAGTGGGCAGGCGTCGCTTTTTGGGCGCACGAGGCAAGGCGTACCGCTCGCCGCGATTCTCTCCGCAGGCGGGCGCACGGGCGGCAAGAACGTGATCTACGCGCGGATACAGGACGGGGGCGGCACAATCACCCCGAAGAATGCGCAGTGGCTCGCCATCCCAGACGAAAGCGTAAAGACCAGCGCGGGCGTGGCCCGCTACGCGTCGCCGCGCGACTACCCCGGGCGGCTGTGGTTTCACGTCATCCAAGAGGGCACCGGTAAGAGCGCGTCAGCGGTGCTTCTGGAGAAGGTCGGAGACAAGAACGTCGGCCGGTGGTGGCTGCGGAAAGAAGTTGAGATCCCGGCTTCCGGCTTCGCTCGCCGCGCGTGGTTCAAAACCCGATCCGAGGTGCCGCAGACCCTTGGGGATGCCGTCGACGTGGCTTACCGCGCGCCCGGCAGCATCGCCGGGGAGGGTAGATGACCACCGTCAACCGGAACACAATCGCGACGGCGCTCGACGGGGTACTGTCCGCGATCAATGGATCGGGCTCCTACACCTACGATCTCAGCGGAACGGGGCAGGTGGAACAGCTCGATCTTGCCGGCCCTCCGTTGTCCAGGGTCCGGCCCTACGTGGCCTACTACCTCGGGCCGCGTCAGGACATCCGAGGGGGCGCGGGATCGGATCTCTCGCAGTATGGGCAGACCCTGACGGTCGACCTTCTGGGTGTCGTCACGGGCGGGGCATCGCCCGCGGCTGCGGTCTCGGCGGCTAACAATCTCGAAGCCGACATCGTGCTCGCCCTTCACGGCGCGCGCAACCTCGGCGCGGCTGCGGTCCACGATCTGACCGTCTCCACGGAGATCGTCACCGGTCCCGAGGTCGACGGCCGATCCCGTGATGCTTACGTGGCCATGACGGTCGAACTATTCTGGTCGAGGACATAGATTATGTCGTGGTTTTCAGCGAGTAGCCTCTACCGGGCGCCGATCACCGTCAACAACATCGGCGGCGCGTCGACGATTGACGTGGCGGTCACCATTCCCGGCGACTGGGGCGCGTTCTGGTCCAACGTCCAGACGAACGGGCACGACATCAAGATCACCGACTCCGACGGTGTTACCGCGCTCACCTTCGCTCGGGACACGTTTGATCACGCCGCCCGGTCGGCAATCATCGAGATCAACGACTGGACACCCGACAGCGCAGACGGGACCGTGATCGCCTACATCTACTGGGGGCAGGATAGCCCGACAGACACCGCGTCGAGCTTCACCGTCTCAGGCCCCAAGATCGGTACCG